AGTGTCTGTATTTACTTTAGTTCCACTGTTCGCCCAAGTCCTAACTAAACTACTTGTGCCTACTTCAAAGTCTACCATTTAATAAACCCTCTATATAATTAAACTATTCCTATCATAGCATACCCAGCGTTACTATCGCTAGTACTTCCAAAACCGCCAACGTTAGCTCCGCCGTTAAAACCAAACACCTTCCCATTTTTGGGGTTGGGTTGTATAGCTAAAATAAGTTCAACACCTTTAGCTACAGTTAAAGTTTGACGCACAACTTCAATGGCTACACTGTTAATAAAGTAAGGGAACAAAACTAAAACTCCCCCTGCATACGGAAAAGCTAAACTATACTTACCAAACATAACCATTCCAAACTGTTCAAGTTCTCGAACTGTACCAGTGGTAGTGTTAGCGTGTATTTTCCCTTTTAATACCAGTCTGTAATCGCCATCATTTAGCTTTGCCCCACTGGTAGCACCTGCGTTAAACCGCCCGCCTACAAGCAAGTTATCAGTATCACCAAAGCCAACGTTACTATCAAATTCGGGTTGTGGGTCTGTACTATTGCCAAGGGTAAATATACCTTCTTCGTAAATATCTGCATTGTTAAAACTATTAGGACGTGGCTGTACAACGATTTTCCCGATACCGTCTAACTGCACGCCTTCCATTGTATCAATATCGTACAAAGCATACAGTGGAGCAATGCCAGTTAAAACCGCTATCATAGGGTTGTCTATAAGCGTCTCAAGTAACGCTATAAAATTAACGCTGTTTTGATATTGACTTATTAACCGTTGACGTGTCCCAGCCATTAAGGTGTCTCCGTTACGGTTATGTTGGCATCTACAAAAGAACCTAACTGGTTTTTGTTAATGGTCAACGTAGCGGATAAGCCGTTTACCGTCAATGTGTCTATCTGCATACCAACTACGGTATTCAATGGGCTAAATAAACGGCTGTAAACAACATCCTGCCCAATCTTTAAAGTTTGACCGTAAGCCACTAAAGCATCTTTCATTAACTGTTCACCATCATTCGGGAAGTTGCTGTTTTCTGTTTTAGTGTAGGTAATAACCACGTTAGGAACTACCACTGTTGGACGGTCAAATCGTACAGTTAAATTGCTACCAGTGAATGGGGAAGTAACAAGCCCAGTGGTTGCACCCCTAGTTCCAATTCCTGCCACGTTACGGCTTGCAATGGCTTCTAGTATATCGCTAGAACTACCACCCTTTACAACCGCCCATACCGTGTTAGGAAGCGTACCGTCCGCATCAGTTAGGTGGGTGTTATTTTCATAAACCACTGCATCCGTTACATCTTGAATCGTTAATAAAGCGGTTAATATGCTTAATTCAACCGTATCAGTCCGCCGTAATCGTAAGTCTGCATCGGTTTCAATCTCAACCCCTGCAATGCCAACCACTAGGTTATTAACTGCATCCCATCCAGCAACGGGTGTTTTAATCGAAGTAATAGCTCCAATAGGCAACTGATTAACGCCTGTTTCGCTACATTCAACGTCTACCGCATTGCCTACTTGCACGATGCTAAGGTTGCCAGTGGTTGTTATACCAAAGTTAGTAGTAGCATTTAATACCGTTAATTCTTCACCCACACGCAAGCCACTAGCACCGATTAACGCAACCAAACTATCTACTAATGCTGTCTTGCTTTCCGCCCCAGTGGCTGTAACCGTGTAAGGTGAGCCGTTTATCGTTACGGTATAGTTACCAGCAACCACGGTGTTAATCTGTATCTTTGCAAAGCGTGTAGCACTAGCCGTTAGTGTTATGGTATCCATCACGATATAGTCTTTATTTAAAATAGTATCCGTTACAAGGTTTGCTTCACTAATAACTGTACCCACTACGCCGTATAGGATAACCGTACCAGTGGTAGGCAGGGCAGGGAGGCGTGTAATGTTGGTTAATGAACAAACCCTATCTAAGCTTATGCCAGTGGCACTATCGGGATAGCTAGATAGGTAGATAGCCAATCCAGTAGCCCATGCTTGAGCCTCTCTTTCAGAGGCAATGCCCACAAATTGACCAAAAGCACTTTCAGGTGTTAAATCAATATCCGCACCAAATAATGTTTTTAGCGTTTCTTCTAATTCTGCCTTACATTCAAGCAGTGTTTTAGCAATAAAGCCCGTTTCAGTTAATCCGTAAACCATTAAAGCGTCTCCTCTATTGCGATAATCTCATCATTCGCTTTTACGGTAAAGTTAATAGTGGTTACTCGTTTGTTTGAGTCAATCACTAAATCAAACGCCTGTAATTCTTGAACACCAGCTGTTGAAGTAATAGCCCTAATTAGCAAGCTTCTAATAACCGTTTCAGGTGTTCCCTTTGCAAAGATGGTTTCATACCAAGGCAAGCCGTGTTCAGTATCTAAAAACCATTCACCCACTTTAGATAGTAAAACCTGTTTAAGCCGTTGTCTGACTAAGTCAACACCACGCACTAGCCCTAAATCACGCCCTACTAGCTTTATATCATGGGTTGTAGTATCCAGTAATAAATCAACCATTGATAGGGTTTCCTGTTGTGCCACCACCAGTTTGTACACCAGTGTGTTTATGCGTATCAAATACGATTCCGTTAATTGATACAATAGGGCTTACTATATCTATTCTACCACTATTTATAGTGATACTGCTAGCACCGTTTTTTAACTGCAAACCACTAAGACTAGATGCTCCTAAGTTGTGCGATTGTGGTAAAAATACCGCATCCGTAAAAGCGTGTTGCCTTAATGAAGTAGGGGGGTCTTTGCTTAGTTCTGCTACCCAGTTGCTAATATCATAATCAGCAAACATACAATAGCCCCAATCACCACGCTTTAATGGGTATGTAATAGAAACATCACCCGCACGCATCCACATTACAGGCACGTCGGTTATAGGTGCAAACTCTCTTAAGTCATCATCTGCCATCGGTTGGTGGATGCTCAAAATAACCGTTGCTGTACTGTTGGTAGGGTTGTAACTTTCAATCTGTGCAGGAATACCCACACGCAATCTATTAAGGGTATCGTTTTCGCTACGTTGCATCAATTCTGCTAATTCCATTATGCTTTCCTCTCATAAACAGTAGCAATGGTTAAAAAGTCATCTATACGGTTGCCACCGTAGTGTTCTATCTCATCCACTACGAAGATGCCACTGTGAAACTTGCTTTTCAGTTCCACTAAATCAAAAGGATTCAATTCAGGACGTAAAAGCATAGTTAGCTTAAACCCAGCCGTCTTTGCTTCCTCTGTTGGAAGTATTGCTAACGTTTGAATAGTAGGGGTACTTCTAGCCTGTATTGAAACGTAACTATTGGATACCACTTTGCTTTTTAGCGTCTGTTTCTTGCGTCTATCTTTGGCATTAGTAACACCCTTTTTGACTTTATCCGCTACAACCTTGGCTTGTACACGTTCAGTTGTAAGCGTGGTGTCAATCTCTTCAGGAAGCGATAGTAAGCCATTCTGTGGTGTGATTAAAAGCGTTGCAGTACCTAAGCCTTGTCCATACTTGGCTATAACCACCGTGTCGTTAATAATGCCCCATGTTGCACCTGCTTCGCTTAATAGGTCTGTTAAGGCTTGGTAGGCTGTGCCTGTATGGCTATAACCAGCTTTCAATGGCTTGGTTAGGTTAATCGTGTAAGGTCTCAATGGTAAGCCTAACTGTTTAACCAACGCATTAACCACTGTTGCAACGCTTGTGCCAGCTTTGAATGATAGGGCTATCTTCTTATTCTTCAAGGCATTAAAGCCGTCTAAGCATTCAATCTTGGTAATGGATTCGGGCGGTTGCCAAGATGTTACCGCCCTTGTTACGTCCATATCTGCTAGTAGGATTCGTTCCGTATCATACCCAACGAACAATCTTATTTTAGCACCATTTGCATTTAAAAGCTTACGGGTACTTTCAGACAGGTTTTTAATCTCAATACTTAAATCATTTGGTACGGTTGACCGTGTCTTTTTGCAGTTAAAGCTCAAATCCATATCAGCATTAACAAAGGTACTAATACCACTGCTAATAATGTTCAATTGACAAAAGCGGTTAAACTGTTTCATAAATTAGCACCGATTCTATTGGGTCAAAAATAAAGTAGCCAACTGGTAGCCATTCATTACGGCTTCTAAACGCAAACCGCACGTTAGGTAACGCACGCATCCCAGATTCCAGTACTTCACCATCGCTTGCAACCAAATCAAAAACGTAAAAGGATTCCTCTGTTGCAGGGCTAATTTTACGCCCACGGATAATATAAACCGACGCATCTAAAATCGTTTCATATTCCCAAAAATCAGTATCTTGAAAAAAAGGTAATACTATAGTCATTAGGGAAATGGCAACCTCTGTCTAATTTTGCTTAAAATACTCATAGCCCTGTTACTAGCAACTGTGCCTTGCTTCCTGCCCTTATTAACTTTACCGCCTGTTGTAAGGGTTGCTACACGGTCTAATAGGGTTACTTGTATAAGGTCGGCGGTAAAAAACAAGGCATCGCCTGTATCGGCATTGTTAGGGATTGAAAGGTTCTCAATCATCATATTAGTGAATGTTTCAAGCCCCATAACTACATCTATTGGTGTTTTGTTTTCCCATAGCTGTCTAAGCGTTTCATAGGCTTCTAACCGTGGTAATGTTTTATAGGTATTTTTAATAGTGTTTAAAATATCACTAGGGTTAGTTACTGCCGTTTTTACTATGTTGCTTAGGTTTTGTAACGCCCTAGCAGGGTCTGAATCGCTTACAATGCCTGTAAAGTTTAGTTTTATAGGTTCATTGTAAACATGGTCTGTTACACTTTCCCCTGTTTCAATAGGAGCGGTTGTAACGTTGGTAGATAGCGTTATATTCTCATCCACCACGCAATCGATAGCCAATGAGCCTATTTTCTTTTTATCACGAATACCAGTAGCGGATAAGATGGTTATTAGTGGCATTAGTGTCCAACGCTCCTTTTTTGTATAGCAGTACTTACAGCATTGCCAGTAGCAGGATGAACCATTCTAGCGGTTTGTTTTTGTTGAGCAGGGGTTGCAGAGTTTCCGTTGAAGTGGTTATTTTGCACAACTGTTACACCACCACCTTTGCCTCCAATAGATTGTGGGTTGTTTTTTGAGAGTAAACTTATGTCATTTAAGGCTTTTTGTTTGTATTGGCTTATTGCTTTTGGCGAAGACCCTATTAGTTCAGGATTATTCTTCGTTTCAAAATCGACTAATTGCTGAGGAGTCATTCCTTGTTTTAATTGAGCTTTTCGTTTATTCTCTATATTTTTTAATCGCTTATTTGGCAAATCTGCAAAATCAGAAAAAATTTCACCACTTGTTACGGAATTTATAAACATAACAGGCTTTGCAAGATTATTCATTGTGTCAGTCAACAACTGTAAACCAGCAATAACCGAAGGTGAAAACATCTTACCAACTGCAACGTTAAAAGCATCGGTTGCACCCCCTAGCTTTTCCATTGTAGAGTTTAAGCCTTGCTTCATAACATCAGAGGCTTTTTTGCTTGAACCACTAGCCTCATCCATTGCTTTTCTAACAGCGTCTATTTTATCTTTACTCATGCCCATAATTAAGTTAAGCGTTTTTTGGTTTTCTTTTCCAGCAATCTGTAATGCTAACCCATTGCGTTGTGAGTCATTCCACCCTTTAGTAGCAACCCCTAACTCTTGTATGATGGTTAAAAATGGTCTCATTTTACCTTTTGAATCTATAACAGTAACACCCAACTCACCTAATACACCCCTTAAGTTTTTACTTTTTTTAGTTGAGCTTACTGATAATTCGTTAAGGTTTGCAAGCAAAGCAGCAATATCCGAACCAGCATCGCCAGCTTTAACACCAGCATTATTTAATACCGCTAGGGATGTAATCATTTCTTTTAGCGTTTGGTTATATGCCCTACCGTTAGCACCAGCGTAAATTAAGCCATCCCCTAGTGATAAAATGCTAGCAGAGGATGTATTAGCTCCTTGCGTTAAAAGGTCTGCAACTTCACCCGATTGGGATGTTTTTAAATTAAATTGTTGAATTGAAGACGTAACAATATCTGCTACCCTTGCTAAATCCTCACCACTCGCCATAGACGCATCTAAAAGACCGGGCATTGTTTCAAGCATCTGTTGAGCGGTAAAACCCTTTTTTGCCAGTTCTTCATATGCCTTTGCTACTTCCAAAGATGAGAAGGTAGTAGAAGCCCCTAAGTCCATTACGCTTTTTTCAATCTCTTTCATACGGGGCGTTACTTCAGGAGCTACTGCCTTAATAGTATTGAAGACGTGTTCCAAATCACCAAATGATTTAACGGCGTTTGTAGCGAATCCAACAAATGCAATAGAAGCCCCTGCAAGTCCAAGGTTTAAAGCACTTAAGCCCATTCCTGCGGTTTTAGCACTAGCGTTAATATCGCTTAACGGCTTTTTAGCATCCCTCGCTTTTTTAGAAATGCCATCTAAACCCTTTTCAGCCTTACCACTCTTTTTAGCCAGCCCATCTAAAGCATCATCTGCCTTATCGACTTGCTTCTCAAAGTCCTTAACGGCTTTAGTATCCGCTTTGAAGCTAAGTTTAGTAACCAGTTCTCTAAGCGTTGCCATCATCTTTTACTTGCCTTTTCAGCGTCTATTCTCTGAAACTCTGTAACGTCTTCTCTCATATCCAGTATAGCATTAAGCTTTAAAACATCACCTAGGCTATATGTTGAGCGTATCTCTTCAAGCGTGGCTACCTTAGATACAACTAACCGCCATATTAACCATTCGTTGCAAATATCAATCGACAGTTTACCGTATTTTTTAGTGTCATTCGCTACTTTACGGCTTGGCTGCCAATAATCCCGAACAAAAAACCGTTTGCTTGGCAAACCTCCCAAAAAAGACTAAACATTTCGCTATAGTTCCCTGCGAAGGTATCACCTATTGTTTCACGGTTAATTATTACGCCATCACGAACAACCAAGCCCCCAGCGGTTAATACATCAATCACAATAGAAAGGGTAGGGTCATTAACTCTAATATCAGCTATCATTTGCTGAATAAATACTTGACTATCAATAAGGGGAAGCAATCTAGCCATATTTTTTAACGTCAATTGCTGGTCTCCAAATTGTTCAATATCAACTTTTTTTAACATCTCAATAAAGCCAGTTCCAACTAGTACCAAAAGCCTAGCCCATAGGGCTAGACCTTGTTCACATGGCATTGAAACTACTTTATATCGTGCATTACCGATAGGAAACTCTGATATTCTGCCAGTCATTGATTAAACGCCTTTCAATGTTTGTACGTTGTCTGTAGCGATAAATTCAAAAGTGTACCCGTCAGATGTAGTTTTAAGTCCAAATCCTGAACGTTTTTTAAGGGATGCCATACCAACAACAGTTGAGCCATTACATCCATCTTTCAACATGAAAGTTGCTGAACTTGCAGGCCTTGGAAACAAAGCACTTAATACAGTAACAGATGGGCTTCCTGCTGCTAATGTAACGCTAAAACTCCCATTAACGAACACCCTATTTACAGTTGAGAATCCATCCGCCCCAATTTGCGAGGTTGCCTCATCCCCATCAAGCTCCCACATTGTTTTATCATCACTTAAGTATCCCTCAATGGGGAATCCACCAATAACAACGGTATGTTTAGAAACATCATTAGTATAAACCATTGAATTAACCCTCCTAGACGCTTACAACGCCAGTAATTAACGCTTTATTGATAGCACCAGCAAGCCGAGCTTCAAATGTAACACCTTTTAGAATCCGATTACCACGGTCAACCGCCTGCGTATCACCAATAGCGATAGCAGTAACAGTGTAAGAAGCTAAGAAGCCAGTTTTAACCGCAATGTCAAGCGTATAACGGACTCTTTCTTCAACCAAAGCGATACCAGCCTCGGTGTAAGGTACTTTTTCGTTTCTATCCGCTTTGCTAGTGATTAAATCGTAGACGTTTTCAGCAATCCGACTTTCTAGCCAAGCTACACCGTGGATAACATCAATCCATTCACCACCTAGCATTTTACCGCCCTGTGTGCGTGCAACAATGTTAGCATTATCTGACTTAAGAATATAGTTAGTGTTTCTGTCTTCAAGTACACCAATTTCAGTTTGAGTGAACTTTGTACCAGCGATACCAACTAACACTTGCTTTACCCAGTTGTTCGAGCCGGGTGCCGTGGTGTTGGTTTCGGGAATAGTTAAGCTACGCCCAATTGCCCCAATCTCTGGGAATATGCCGTTGGTTCTACCAACTTTGTAAACCTGTGAATCGTCATACATGCCAACAAAATCGTTGTTAGTGGCTTTAATAACACTTGATGCGTTGGTAGTGTTACCGCTGTTTACAATATCCGCATCATCTGAACGGAAGAAAGCAATCTTTTTGCCAGCAAAGCCAGCCACTGTAACTGCAAAAGCAATCTGTACTGCCTTATCGGTGGATTGAATCGCAATCGCATAGAAGCCATCGTCAACCACACGGATAGCCGTTAGTGCCTGCGTGTAAGTTTCACCACTTGCTTTGTAGCCAATCTTAAACCTTTTAGCGTTGCCACCTTGAGAAAAGAAGGCTTGAGCCGCCAAGTATTCGGGGTCTGTTACAACGTATTTAGCCAATACTTCATCTAATGAAGAATAAGTAGCCATACGGATAACAGGGGATAACACTGTTTCACCAATAAACAAAGGGATTCCAAAGCTTGAACGCTCTACAAATGTTGTATCCCTTGTTATAATAACTTCAATTGTATCTTTAACAACTTGGTCTGCCATTTAGTAAACCTCCAAAGGGCTAATAGGTATAAGTAATAGTGGTTTCAGTTAAATTACCATCAACGTTGCCGTCAATCTCAACAGTTTCTATAGTGCTTTCATTGTACACTATTTCTTTACTTGCTTCAAACCCTAAAGCTAAAACAAATCTTGGTTGATACTGCCCTCCAATAATTTCACTAATATCTGTAGATGGTTGTAACACTCGTTTATAACTAATATCTTCAGTAAAAAGAACATGGCGTTTATTTGCATCAACCAAACCATCTAAAATAGACTCTGCTAATGCTTCCGCCGTTTCAATCTGATTGTTTATACCGTAGCAGTTAATGGTAACGGTAAAATCAAAGATGCGTCTAACCTTAGTTTCATTGCCTAAGCTTGTACCCAATGGGATGTTAAAATCCCGATTGACAACGGATGTTATTTTTAAAGTACAATACCGCCCACTAGGGGCTGGGGCATTTTGGAAGGGGCGTACAACTTGTACCCCTGTTAAATCTGCAAAGTATGGTATCAGCTCATTATATAGCCACTCCATTATAAAACCCTCTGCACAATATATTTGTAATGGTCAACAATGCCATTTTGCCAATCATGCCGTGCTACCACTTCATAGTTTTTGCTGTTAATTACAATGGTATCACCACGAAGGCTTGTAAGCTCGTCTAAAACTGTTAGGTTACTGTTTGTATATAAACAATAGCTTTCAACGCTTCTGCGGTTTTCAGGGAGGGTCTTCACGTCCTTACCAAGCAACGGTTGAACGCTTGCCTGTATGGTAATAACCCTTGATGTTGCACCATCAACCCATTTTCCAGCGTCATTATATGAACCAGCTAGTTTGCGTGTTACTTTTAGCGGTCTACGGAAAATCACTTGGTTTTTACCTCATAATTGATTTCTCTTTTTAAAACACCATCATCAATAAGTGGTTTATCAGACCCTTTGCGTTTAATCGTAACAGGGCTGTTAGCAGGCGTTGTTATTGAGTCAATCTTGCGTTTAATATCCGTCATCATTCTACGCCCTAATATATCTAATTCCGTTTGAGTGCGTTGTTTAGACAAAAGCATATCTTCAAGGTTTTTATCAATGGTATCAATCCACCGTCTACCTTGTTCATCATGCGTTGTGCCAACAAACGGACGAGCTGGTATTTTGCCTGTTCCAAACTCGTTATAGATAGCATATTCAACCACTGGTACACCATCGGCGGATAGCGTTTTATTATCTGCCAATATACCAGCTTTCACATAAACCCCGTTCAATAAATCTAAAGCGGTGTTAAATTTACTAAAATTATTACGGTCTTTTTTCTCATACTTCATAAGCGTTACTAAGCCCCACGCCTACACATCCTCTGCATAGTTCACGATATATTTTACCGTAAGAGGTTAAGTCTAATTCATTACCACTCGATGAGGCTTGAGTGTTAGCATACGTTACGCTTAAATCACCCTCGGTACGCCCTGTTATAAATCCACTATCGCCGTTTCTATTAGCCATTGTGAACATATGACAAGCCATATAAGCCACTAGGTAATTGCGTTTATCGGGGCAAAAAGAAGCCCCTACTCTTAATTCAGCTAATTGAAGTAAGCCAACAATAGCAGGCTCTGTCATGCAGATACTACCATTGCTGATTGTTTCAACTAATTGTAAAGGAGTAAGGGCTGTCATTGTTGCTATTTACCTTTAGGTGTTGCAGGAGCTTTAGGAGCTTCTTTTACTTCAACGGCTTCAACCACAATTAAGCCATGCTTAACGTCGTTTAAAAAGCCACCTTGGCTATTCAATACCGATAAATCAGCGTCAGAAAGCTGGTTTTCACCAGCTTCTAACCGAATGCCACATAGTTGGTAAGCTCCGCCTTGGTTAAGTGTTACTTTTGGCATACTAGATACCCCAGCGACGCAAGAACGCTTTAGGGGTAGTGATTTTAGCACCACCATTACGACCCATAGCAATAGTAGTAAAACCAACACCATCGAACACTGGTTGACCTAATTGATAAGGAATAGGGGCAATCAATTCAATAACGCGAGCATCTCTGTTATTGCAAAGCAAGAAACCATCTGTACCGCCCGAGAACGCACCGTTTAAGGTAACATCCCAGTCTACAGTGATTTCAGGGAAGTACATATTGAACACTTGAAGAATAGTCATCAAGGTGTCGTTGTTGAACTTCGTCGTTGAAATACGTGTGTAAGCAGTGGAAGACATAACCAATAACGTAGGCTGTTCAAGCATCAGCGTACCGTTACGCATCGTATTAACCGCATCGCTAAGGTCTTTCAACACTTCATCAGGCGTTTTTAATGCCCATGTAACACCACCGACCCCAGCAGCTACTGCTGCACCGTCAATGTTAGGGTTGTTTAAAATACCAGTAATGCCGTTAGCGGTATCACCTAACCAAAAAGCCGTGTTGTGCAAGTTGAAAATATCTTGAACAGCACCTTCTGCTTTTTGGCTAGGAATGTTGAACTTACTGGAACCAACACGAGCCAAGTCTTCTACAGTGTACTGAAACCCTGTTTTAATTGGCTTAATGTTTTGGGTAACTTCATCCCCTGTCAATTCAGACATTGGAATATCTAGGGAGCCTTCAGCTACGAACCTAGCCCGACCAACTCTATCGCCTGTTTTAAAGACGTAGTTTTTAGCCATTGCAGGAATGCCACTAGCAACTGGGAATAACTGTAACGCTTTACCAGTGGCATACTTTTTTTTGTACACTTCGGTAGAAACATACTCAAACTCACGTTTAAAGTTAGGCGTTTCGCCAGCGTCTAAATTGAGATGAGAGCTTAATGCACCCAGTGAATACTGGCTTAATTGATAAGTCATTTTAATAACTCCTTACAAGTCTACGTCGATTTCAACGAGGGTATCAGTACCACCGCTGTGAAACTTACCAACTAACAAGTTAGAGCCAACCGTAGCGGTAAAATGCCCTTGAGTAGCACCTACTGCAACAATAACGTATGCTGGAGCTTCGGCAGTTACTGCCCCAACGGCTCTACCCCAAATACGCCCTTTTCTAAGCACTGGCAATAAATCACCTGTGGCAACAGAAGTAGCTGTTTCATTGATACCGCTATGGTTAAATACCGTAACGCCACGCAATCTACCGCCAGCAACTGCAAGCCGAACTTGCTCATCAGTAGCACCAACAGTAACACCACGCCCAAACTCTAAGCCTTCTTGAGCGGTGTAGCTATCAATAGTCCTATCTTGAGCGGTTGAAACGAGCCCAGCTAAAGCAACGGCAGGTCTCATTGTATAACTAGTTTGAACTGGCATTATTTACCACCTCCACGTTGTGCGTTTAACATAGCAATTTGAGCATCAGGAGTAAAGGCTACATCTTCTTTTTTATCCGTGTTAATCGAATGTAGCTGTTCACGCTGTTTATTCAAGGCTTCCTCATCTTTCGATGGTAAAGCTTCAATAATCGCATCAAACCGAGCAGATACATAATCATCTGATTTTGCAGACAAATCCATATCGGCGTTTTTTGCTTTAATCACGGTTTCTTGAACTTCCCGAGCGGGCTTGCTAGCCAATGAATCAACATTAACTACACGCCCAGCTTTTGCCAACAATTCAACGTGTTGGGCTACTAAAGAAGCGATAGCATCAGAATTAACTTTAGCCTCTGCTTCTAATTTAGCTTTTACAGTTTCGTCTAGTTTAGCCTGCAACGAATCAACGTTAGCTTTAGCTTCAACTAATGCCTTTTCAGCATCAAGGCGTAAAGCCTCTTGCTTTTCAAGGTGTTTAACAACTTCAGGTGATGCTTTGTATTCCAACCCATCCACCCGAAGCGATTGTAAGTTATCCGTCATCGCGGAAACCTCCTCTGCTTCATCTACCACCACCTGCACGGCTGAACCGTCCATGTTTATTCGGGCATCACGCCCAGCACGCCCACGCTCAACTATAGCCAGATGGTTATAATTGATGTTTGTTTGGCGATGCGTGTAAACTTCCCCATTATAGATACCATCTTCCTGTACTAAGTCTAATGTGTACCCTAGGCTTAATTCTCTTTTACGCTTGCCTTGAATGGCTTTCACTGCGTCTTTGTTGGTAACAGTGAAGGTAACTGCTATATTACCATCTTGAACCACTACGGTTTCACCAATTGACCCGACGCTATACTTATCGGCGTTGTTCACATTAACCACCTCATGGGGATGGTCGTTTGTAACTGGTTTAAGCTTTAAGGTATCAAGGCTATCTTGCCTTAGCACTTCGTCGGGATGACGCAATTCTAACCGCTTTGTTCCATCGGCGTTAATGTACTCAAACACGCCAGTTCTAGTTACTACCGCATTACCTGCAATGTAGCCTTCGGGCGTTTGTTTCATTTTAAAAGCGGAACGGTCAAACCTTGTTTGCATAGTCTACCCCTATTGTTTAGTTATGTAACTTTAGTATAGCCTATCAGTTTAATAAAAACAACTACTAGCTAAACATCTAACTTTAGTTGTTTACGGTTTGCTAAACTTTGTGCGTGTTTAATGCGTGCCTCTGCTATGGCTAGGTATTCACTGCTTAACTCAATGCCTGTGAAATTGAAGCCTTCAAGCATACACGCCTTGCCAGTGCTACCACTACCCATAAAGGGGTCTAACACCGTGCCATTAAGTGGTGTAATGAGCTTGGTAACGTACTGCATTAAAGCGGTTGGCTTAACCGTTGGGTGGAAATTTGAACGCATCGGGTGGTTGGTTGGTCTGTTTCCCCTTGTCTCTTCTCCGCCTCCCATAGCACCACCTTGTTTTAACTCAAACCCTTCCAGCCCCTCATCCCT